TGCTGTATTAGCTCAGTTGGTAGAGCGCTTGACTTTTAATCAAGTGGTCCTGGGTTCAAGTCCCAGATACAGCATAATAATGGTTCTGTGGTGTAATAGGTTAGCATTTTGGACTTTGAATCCAGCGATCCGGGTTCAAATCCCGGCAGAACCTTGACTCACTATAGCTCAGTTGGTAGAGTAGTGGACTGTAAATCCATTTGTCGGGTGTTCGAGTCACCCTAGTGAGATATATCTCTGTAGCTCAGTGGAAGAGTGCCTGGCCCATAACCAGGAGGACCAAGGATCGAATCCTTGTGGAGATATATATTTGTCCGTGTGGCGCAATCGGATAGCGCACCAGACTTCTAATCTGGGGGTTGCGGGTTCGAATCCCGTCATGGATATAGCACAGATTCCCGAGTGGTCAAAGGGGGTAGACTCAAGATCTACTGCATTATGCTTCGTGGGTTCGAATCCCACTTTGTGCATTGCCTTATTAGCACAGCGGCAGTGCGTTCGCCTTGTAAGCGAAAGGTCATGAGTTCAAATCTCATATGAGGCTTTCCCATATAGTCTAGATGGTTAGGATACCTGGTTTTCACCCAGGCGACCCGGGTTCAAATCCCGGTATGGGAATAATATTTAAAGAATATTTTTTATATTTATGATAATGTATATTTTTTTTTTAAGTTGTTTTAATAAATGTTTTAATAAATGTTTTAATAAATGTTATAATAAATGTTATAGAAAATATTATATTAATACTGAATCAAATAAAGGTGTATATGTTTTAAAACTACAAAATGATAAATATTATGTAGGTAAATCTGATAATATAAAAAAAAGATTATGGATTCATTTAAATAATAATGGTTCTAAATGGACCAGAAATAATAAAATAATTAAACAAATACCTAGAATTACAAATGATACAGGTATATTCAGTGAATTAATCGAAACATTAGAATGTATTAAATTATATGGAATAAATAATGTTAGAGGATCAATGTTTACACAAATAAATTTATCATCTTCTGATAAAATTAGAGCTGCTGAATTATACTGTGAAATGTATGATTTATGTAGAAAATGTGGTTCTTCTAAACATTTCATTACTCAATGTAATAATAATACTGTAGAACCTTGGGTAAATAATTTTGGTGGTATATTAACAGGTGATAGAAATTGTATTAAATGTTTTAAAGATATAAATGATAAACCATCTTATTTTAAATATTGTAATGAATGTTATAGATTTAATTAAATATAATCACATTTTACAGTTCCATATTTATCTTTTTCTACTAATAATTTAAATGGTTTTCCACATCCATATATTAATTCTTCTTTAAATAGTCTATCACATTCATCTTTATTTAAATGAGGATCAATTTGTTTATTATCTTTTTTATATACTCCATGTCTAAATATCTTACAATTAAAATCATTCTTATTTATAATAATCATATCTTCACAATTAGGACATTTAACTAATATATTATCCATATATATATATATAATAATTTAGTTCTTTGAATGAATTTGAAAAAGATTTAAATTGTAAAAGATTTTAAATCGTAAAAGATTTTAAATCGTAAAAGATTTTAAATCGTAAAAGATTTTAAATCGTAAAAGATTTTAAATCGTAAAAGATTAAAAATTGAATTCGTTGAATAAATTTGAAAAAAAGATTTAAAATTATTTAGATAACAAAAAGAACTAACTTTAAGCAACTAAAGTAAATTCTTATATAACTTAATACTCAAAACTCTACCAAACTTCTCCAAGATAATGGCTTCTCTCAAGCAAATGTCAATTGAATCTGGTTTCATGGGTGAGCAGATATTGAAACACATCGTGAAGAACTATTCTGGCAAGAAGTTTTCTCTCAAGGATTTGAAGAATGACCCGGTTATATCGGGTCTATCTAAAAAGCCTGAGAAAACATCTAAAGACAGTCCTTCGCCATCCAAACAGGGAAAACTTTCGCGTCAAGAGAAAGCACAATCCCCTATCAATGCTGATAAATGTCAGTGTCGTGTTTGGAATGATGGATGGGGTGGTCAATGCAGCAAGAAAAGGGTTGATGGAATTGAATTCTGTAAAGACCATATGGACGGCGCTGTCTATATTCGTTCTAGCAAGGACCATGAAAAGGGCGATGTCAATGAATTCCCACGATTGTGTGGAATTATCACTGAACCTCGTCCTGATAACCGACCTGATAACGGAAAGCCTCACGGATGGAAAGACCAAAAAGTAGTAAAGGCGAAAAAGGTCAAGGTCTCTAAAGAGAAGAAGGTAGAGAAGTCTTTGGTAGAGAAACCTCAGATAGTGAAAAAGCCTAAGAAGTCTAAGAAAAAGAAATCTAAGAAGTCTGAGGAAGTTGTTCAGGTGAAACCACAAATGGAACTTGAAGAGGATAATACAGTTTATCAAGCAGATATTGAGGTAGCAAAGGATACCTCAATGGAAGAACTGTTCGGCGAAATATCTGATGATGATGATCAGGAAACAATTGAACAAGTAGAGGAAACACCTGTTGAAGAGGAAGAGGTAGTGGAAGAAGATGAGGAAGTTGGTTCGGGTGTGGGACTGGTAGAAGTTCAGGAAGAAGAGGGAGAAGAAGAAGAAGAAGAAGAAGAAGAAGAAGAAGAGGAAGAAGAAGAGGAAGAAGAAGAGGAAGAAGAAGAAGAAGAGGAAAAGGATGAAGAAGAAGAATCGGTATTTGATAATCCAACTTCAGATGAAGAATCTGAAGAAGAATCTGAAGAAGAGGATTCTGATGAAGATGATAATGCTATGTAAATATAAAAATAAAAGACAAAAAACAATATAAAATAATAAAAAATAAAAAAAATTTTTTTTATAAATTTGAAAGTTGATTATATTTAATGTATAATATATATAATGCCGTGCCTTATCAAGAGGGATGATGGAACTTTGGCATATATTTCAAAAATCAATGAATGTTTAATAGGTAGAACACCTAGGTCAAGACCTAATAAAAAAGTTTCACAAAAAGAGAAAATGATTGTAAATAATTTAATATTAGAAATTAATAGAATTATAAATAAAAAAGAATTAAATACACTACAAAAACAATTTTATTATAGAAAAATAAATATTTTAAAAAAAAGAATTAAATAATTAATAATTTTAATTCTTTGAATAAATTTGAAATTAATTTAATATTTTTTTATAAATAAAATAAACTGAGAAGAATAAAGAATAAACAAAATAAATCTTAATATGTCAGCTATCGTCCCTTGCTACATTGATTTTGAACAGATGCCTGTTCTGGATTGTAGTTTTGGTGAACTTCCTTTCGCTTTCGGTGAATACGGTGATATTGAAGATACCACTCTCCCTGAAGCAGATCTGATAGAAGTTCCCAAAGCACCCGAAAAGCAGGTCAAGTCTCTTAGGTTCAACGATGAACCAGTCTTTCAGACTTTTGAGGAGAATCGTTCTGACAAGGCTGTTCCGAAAGTCCCTATTTCTGTTGGACCAGAGGATGTTCCATTGTTTAAGTGCAAGAGTGGACACATGTATGACGAAATCGATGTGAAGATTGCTCTCCTTGAAAACAAGATATTCAATGAAAAGTTGGGTGAAGACTTCAAACAACCACAGATGAACTATCTTGTCAAGAGACTGAGGAAAGAGAACTATTTCCTCCTATCCGATCCTATCGGATACGTTACCACAGAACTCCTTCTAGGCTCTACTAAGTCAATCGGAGAGTTTCCTGTTGAAGTAGTCAGGGATTGTGTCGCCAATATTAAGTATATATTGGAGAATGTTGAGGAATCGGGCTCAAACTATGTAGTGAACTACATAGAGTCGTTCTCGATTACTAACAGACCAGGAAAAGATCAGCGTCCAGCAGTTCGGAAGAAATTGGCACAGATTGAAGCAATTCTTGACCGTATGTAATTATATATAAAAACATATAAAAAAACAAAAACAATATAAAACAAATAGACAAAAAAAAACAAATCTTTTTTTTATAAATTTGAAATAAATATTTAAATTATTTAGACAAACAACTTTAATTATGTTCACCAAAGAACAAGTGAAAAAAGTTTCAAAAGAAGTTCTTAAAGACAATACTGGTTTCAAGGGGTTTAGTATTGTAAGATTAATTGATTTCTTAAAAATATCTGGAGAAAATATTGATGAAGTCATGTGTTTAAAACACAGGAATACCTCAACACCGTATGAGATATTGTGTCTGATTGATTTCAGGGATAATGTATCTCATACTATGTCTAATGAAAGAAGACGTAAATTAAATAGAGCTGGTGGTGCGAAGAGGAGAAAGATTAAAGAAAAATATCATTATGATAATGTATTTAATAGAATTCACGGATATATTATTCTTGAAGAGAAAAAAGGATACAAAGATATTCCTAGGAATAAAACAGTTGTATCTTTGTCTTTGATATGTTCTTCATATTATTCCAATAAGAAAGGTGTAGGAACAATTCTCATGGAATCTATGATAAAATTGGTAAAAAAATCATTTTATTTTACTGATATTGTCCTTGAAGTATCAAATGAATATGCTGGGACTGAAGAATCAGATGAAGAATATGATGAATCAGATGATGAAGAATATGAAGAATATGAAGAATATGATTCAGGCGATGAATCAGATGAAATATCAATACAAATTGAAACAGTTAATGGTGGTTTAATACAGAAAATTAGTAGGGAATTTAGTAGAAAGATTGTCAGAATGAATGATGGTATAGCATATTATAATATCTGTGATGATTATATCAATGATATTATATATTCATATATAGAAGATGAAGGATACGGTGAAGATGAAGAAGAATCATGTGGTAAAGAAATAATAGAAGAAAAAACTGAAAAATATATTGAAGAACATGGTTATGGAGGATACTGGTATAACAAAGGAAAACAATCACAAATTGGTTTATATAAGTTTTATGAAAAGTTTGGATTTGTAGAAGATGGAAGAATTAATTACGAATGGAAAGTATTTACAACTAATCCATTCCCTAGTATGGTATTTGAATTGTAAGTGAATTATATATATATATATATATATATATATATATTATAACCTATTTTTTTTATTATATATAATATATATGTATAAAGGTGGTGGGTTATTGGCCACAGGATCTAGTAGTTGTATTGTAAAACCTAATATTTCTTGTAAAAATGGTAAATATAAAAAAAAAGATGATAAAAAAATATCTAAAATAGTATTTGGTAGAAAATCAGAAGAATATACTAATAGGGAGAAAAATATTGATGATATTATTAAAAAAATACCAGGATATAATAATTGGTCATTAGTATTTGATGAATTATGTAAGCCACCACCATTTAATGAAGCTAAAAAAATGGATAAAGGATTATATGATTGTATAGGTGATCCGAGTGTTGAAGGATCTAGTATTAAATTAAAAGGTACGAAAAATACTAAAAAAAGAGAACTATTTGATAAGCATAGTATTATGTTAGTAGGTGATTATGGTGGTGAAACATTAGAATCATATTTTGAGAATCAATTCGATGAATCTAAAGAAAATATTAAAATAATTGAGAAAAAATTTTTAGATATTATGGAAAAATTAGATGAATTATTTTTAGGATTAGTCGAATTAAAAAGAAATGGTATATCTCATTTAGATGTAAAACCTAATAATATTGTATTAGAGAAAAATTGTAATGATTTTAAATTTATAGATTTTGGATTATCAGGTAAATATAGTAATGTAAAACATTTTAAAAAAAGAGCAGTAAATGAAGAAAATACTAGTAGATTATATTTATGGTATCCACCTGAGTTTTTATTTTCACAAACAGCAGATAAAAAATTAGTATCTATGAAACAATATTTAGAAAAACATGATTTTATAGATTTTCGTAATAATGCCGATACATATAAATCAATATATAAATTATTTAATAGAGATGCTAAATTATCATTAATGAATATATTTAATAATTATTTAGATAGTGTATGGGTCCCTGATTTTAATAGTATAATAACTAAATTAGACGTATATAGTTTAGGTATGTTAATTCCCATTCTATTTTATAATAATGATTTATTAGAAAGAATAGGAGAAAGTGAAATGTTAAAAAGTTTCTTTTCATTATTTGATTTAATGACTGTGCCACTTTATATTTTTAGAATAGATATTGAAAATGCATATATTTTATACAAAGGTTTAATGGAAAAATATTCTAAGAGATCTAATAAATCTCAAAAAAAATCTAATAAAGCTTTAAAAAAATCTAAAAAGAAATCTAAAAATAAATCTAAAAAAAATAAATCTAAAAAACTTAGTAAAAAGAAATAAATTAATATATATTATTTTTTATGAATGATAAATATAAAATATTAGATAATAGATTGAATGAAGAATTTAAACAAAAAACATTTTCAGGTTTCCAAAAAAAAGATATAATATCAGCATTATTTAAATCAATTGATCAAGGTAAAATAGAAAATGCTTTATATTGGTGTTCTGAATGTATTATATCAGGATACACTATGAAAATATGGGAAAAATTATTAAATTATTCATTTAAAATAGTTCATATAAATAATCCTAGATTACCAATATTTTTATATAAAAAAAATAATATATTATTTAATCAAATTAAAAGATTAGATATAAAAAATAAAGATTTTCTTATTTTAAGAAATAGTCAAATGATAAGAAATTTATTCGCAGATATAATTGTAACAATAATTACATCTGAAAAGAAATTAAAGTTTGATAAATTAATAAAAATAAAAGAAGACGATTTTAATATTAAAAATAAATTACAAGCTAATTTAAATATTTTACCTTCTCATATATTAAGATTTGACGATCCTGAAGAATTTAAAATAATAATAAATGAAATATTTTTTCATTTAAAAAATCAATTATCAGGTTATGATAAAGCAATCTATTGGATAATATGGATATTAGAATGGGAAAAAAAACATAAAAAGAATAAAGAAGATTGGATAATACCTAAGAGAGATGTAAATATTAAAAAAGATAAAGATAAATGTGATTTTATATGGATAATATGGGAAACAATATTTGAAGAACTTAAATGTAGAGATAATAAAATATTAACAACTATAATAAAAGTATTATATTCACTATTTATAAATGAATATACTAGTGGAAAAAGAACTGAACGAATGTTTATAGTTTATAATGCAATAGGTAATTTAACAAATAAAATAGATTATAAAAAAGATATAAGATTAAATGAAGTATTATATATTCAAACTCAATCAAATATAAATAAAATGTATGAAATAATGAAAAAACATGAAAAAAATAATAAAATAAATCCAATAAAACAACTGGATAAAAAAGAATCTAATAAATTAAAGAAAAAAGATTTAAACAAAGAGAAAATGATGGATAAATTAAATATATTTAATGATATTAAATTTTAAAACTATAACCTATTAATACATATGATATTATTGCTAATATAAAAGATAACATCCATATTTTTTTCATATATGTATATATATCAGTCCATGCTGAAACTTGCTCTTTTTTATCTAAATGATATAACATATAGGTAGATTTAGGATATCCTTTATAAACTATCATTTTAGTTAAAAATACTATTACTATGAATATACATATACTTCTTTCAGATTTTTTAGTATAAAATAAATATATTAAACCTATTAATATACCTAATAGCATACCACCTAAATATAATGATAATCTTTCTCTGATAATTTTATGATATATTTCTTTTTGCTCACTATTTAATGTATCCATAAATTTAATAAATAAATTATGATCTTTTAAGAACATCATAAATACACTAGAAAATAATATTACAATAGCAATTGAACAAATATTAAAATTCATTTATAATTTATAATTTATTTTAAATTAATTAATTAATTTATTTTTTTTAATTCTTTAAATAAATTTGAAAAAAAGATTTATATTTATTTAGATTAAAAAAAGAACTTGTTTAACTAATTGAACAAATCTTAAAACTTTCAAACACTTACAAACAAATATGGCTACTATCTATCAGTGTCAGGCAGCGGCGAAGGAATTGGTCTCCAAGTTCGGAAATGATGGCGTTATTTCTGAAGAGGACATCACCAAGATTATCCAGGAATATTGTGTTGTCCCGGTTGAGTCTTCTGAGAAGAAGAAACGCGGTCGCCCAGCTGGATCAAAGAATAAGAAAAAGAAGAAGGATGAGAAAGAACTTGTTGAGGAAGTTGTTGAGAAGAAGAAGCGTGGTCGCCCAGCTGGTTCAAAGAACAAGAAGAAGGGTGAGAAAGAACTTGTTGAGGAAGTTGTTGAGAAGAAGAAGCGTGGTCGCCCAGCTGGTTCAAAGAACAAGAAAACTATTGCACTAGATAATTTCATTGATGGGATTCATGTAGAAAAGGTAGAGGAACCTAAGAGGGAACAGGCAGCAACCCTTATTCAGAAGTATGCTAGGAGGTTCATAGTGGAGTATCAGTCGTTGTTGCTCCTTCATACTAAGAATTAGATCTACAAAATAAAAAAACAAAAAAATATAAAACTAAAAGACAAAAAAAAAATCTTTTTTTTATAAATTTAAATTATAAATTTGAATTATAATTTAATATTTAAATAATAACAAATAATTTATGAATATGAGTAATAAAGGAATAGGTGTTATAGAGATACAAAATATGGATAGGTTTCCATATGAATTATATTGGGTTAAACCTGGTATAGATAACCAACGTTGTATTAATAATATGAATAAGGGTGATATGTTCAAAATAGAAGGACACACATTTTATTTAAAAAAGATTAAAGATCTTTCTATAAGGTCTAAATCATATCTAAGTTTATCATCTGTAGATGATAAGTTTATAATAGTTAAAAAATCTAAAACCCATTATAACATACCTTTACGAACAGACTTAAACTATTTTGTAGGACATTTACCTTATACAGATAATCTTAGTAGGGTAATGAAGATTTCAATTGTGAACAGAGAAATTAATTATTCTTAAAATTTAATAAAAATATATATATTTTTTTATAATAATATTTATATATGAGTATAAATATTATAATATTAATAATATCTTTAATAATAGCTTATATATTAAGTATCTTAGGTTTAAAACCAACTAGTAATTTTTTAAATAATAATGAATTATTACCTATAATAAATGCTAATTTATGGGTAGATTTAGCGATAATATTTATAACTTTTTCAGGAATAATATTTACAGGGAAAACATTAAAATTATGGTATAAAAAATATAGATTATCAGCGATAATAGCAGATATGTTTAGTATAATATTAGGATTAATATTGTTAAGATATATAATATATAGATTAAATATAAAAGTAAATTTATTTACATTTATATTATTAGGATTAGGATTACAAATAATACATGATATATTGTTTTATTTGTTTTTTACTAATATCCCAAAAGGGGAAAATCATATGTTAGATTTTTTTAAAGGTTATTCAAAAGAATTAGGATTATCAGCAATAACAGGTGATTCAATATTAGTTATATGGGCTATAATTTTATCAGCATTATTAAATACTAAATCTAAAAATTATAATATAGTAACATTAATCATAGGGGTATATTTAATACCGTATATTATATATATGAAAGATTAATAATTATCTACGTTTTCTGCGTTTACTACCTTTAGATTTCTTAGATTTTTTAGATGATTTATGTTTTCTTTTTTTAGATTTTTTCTTTTTATGTTTAATAACTTTAGATCCAAGAGAATTTAGAATTATTTTATTAGCACCAACCCATTCAATCCATTGATCTAGATCAAATCCATGGGTTTCAGGATTATCTTCTTTGAAATGTTCATTCACAATATTTAAAAATCTATCAGGTGAATGTAAATGTGGTAAAGGATCACATCCAATACCTGTATAATAAATTACTACAATAGGAACACTACCACCTTTTTTATTTCTATTCATATTTATATAATATATTAGATAATTATTTATCCTGAACAATTTTCACATACTTCAGGTGCTACTGTGAATTGAATTGCTTTAGAACTAGGTCTAGATCTTAAATAATAAATACCAGTTTTTAATCCTTTTTTCCATGAATAAAAATGCATTGAAGATATTGTTTTAAATGTAGGTGCTTCTATAAATAAATTTAATGATTGTGATTGACAAATATATTTACCTCTATCTACTGACATATCAATAATATTTTTTTGTTTAATTTCCCAACCAGTTTTATATCTATCTTTAATAAATTTAGGAATTTCATTTATAGTCTGAATAGAGCCATCATTAACAATAATTTTATCTTTTAATTCTTTATTCCAAATACCATAATGAATTAAATCATTAATTAAATAATTATTAATTACAACATATTCACCAGCTAAAACTCTTCTTGTATAAATATTAGACATGACTGGTTCAAAACATTCATAATTACCTAATATTTGTGAAGTAGATGCTGTAGGCATTGGTGCTACACATAAACTATTTCTTAATCCATATCTAATAATATTTTCTTTTAATTCATTCCATTTATCTAACATATTATCAGATGGTTTAGAATCCCATAAATCGAATTGTAATAATCCTTGACTAGCAGGTGATCCTTCAAATGTTAAATATGAACCATAATATTTATCAGTATTAAATAATTTATCTAATTCTTCTTGAGTGCAACCAATTTCATCTTTTAAAGTATAATATTCTTCAGGAAATCTTAATCCATCAGTTTCATGCATATATGATTTTAATTTAATAAATAATTCTTCTCTTTCTTTAGATATTTCCATAGATTTTTTAAGAGAACCATAATAAATATGTTCAAATATTTTTTCATTAATTTTTTTAGCTTCATTAGAATCAAATGATACACCCATTTCATAAAATACATTAGCTAATCCTTGAACACCTATACCAATAGGTCTATGTCTAAAATTAGATCTTTTAGTTTCTTCTAATGGATAATAATTATTATCTATAATATTATTTAAATTTAATGTTAAAATACCCACAATTTCTTCAAGTTTATCATAATTAAATTCAGGTTTAATATAATCATATAATTCTAAGAAACCACCTAAATAATTATCATTTATATAAATTTGTGGCATTATTTCTACTAATATATCTTCTTCAGAATCAATTTTTTGATATAATTTAATTCTATCAGATTTATTATCTAATTTAATTTCAGTATAATTAATATTTCTATTATTCATGATATTTTTAATATAATCACATTGTGAACAATTAGATTTAGAATAAATAGTAATATTATCAGTAATATTTTTATGTTCAATTAAATTAGTTAATGAAATAGATGCTAAATTACATACAGCAGTTTCATCTTTATCAGAATATTCAATAATTTCAGTACATAAATTAGATGATTTAATAGTCCCTAAATTATTTTGATTAGATTTTTTATTACAAGCATCTTTAAATAAAATATATGGCATACCTACTTCAATTTGTGAAATATATATAGAATGCCATACTTTTTGTGCTTCAATAGTTTTACCTCTACCTTCTTGTTCATATTTAATATATAATTTTTCAAACTCTTCACCATAACAATCAGATAAACCGGGACATTCATTAGGACACATTAAAGTCCAATTACCATTTTCTTGAACTCGTTTCATAAATAAATCTGGTATCCATAAACCATAAAATAAATCTCTTGCTTTTTCTAATTCATTACCATGATTCTTTTTAAGTTCTAAAAATTCCATAATATCAGCATGCCATGGTTCCAAATAGATAGCAATAGAACCATTTCTTTTCCCACCACCATTATGTATATATCCATTATGTATCATATAATTATGTGTATCTTTCATTTGTAAGTCATATAAGATACCATTATATTGAGAATCTTCTATTTTATTAATTCTAGAATAAATTAAATCATTATGGGTAAAAAACTTAAAAAATTTACCAGATTCTATATTTAATAATTCAGATATTTCTTTAGTTTTAGGAATTCTTAAACAATATGAAATTTTTTTATTAATTATTTCACAATTAAATTTACTTATATGTGATTCACCTACTCTATCTCTAATATATCCGCTAGTAGGGATATTCATTCTCAAAAGTAAATATCTAAGAGATTCAATTAGATTTCTAGAAGTGCTATCAAATACTAATTCATTACCTTTACAACCATCAGTATCAATTAAACCTTTAATAATATATTTAGATTTATTAATTGGTAAATTTAACCATTTATGATTTATTTTTTTTTCTTTATTTTCATCATATATATCAAAATATCTGAATGGTAAAATAATATTTCTACTCCAATATATTCTAGAACAATTATTATTTTCTCTTAAATAATATTCTACACATTTAGATTCTAAATATTCTTTAATAAAATCTTTAATATGATTTTTAGTAATAGTGTTAAAACTTATATAACAACTAGTGCTTTGTTGATTCATACACCCATCACCTAATATCAAACCATATATATAACAATCATCTTCTGTCAGATTTATATTATCAACTTCATATTCGGGTTTAGAAAATATTAATAGATCATCTGTAGTTAAATCTTTTGCTTCACACCATTCTGGTTCAATTAAATTTTTATTTAATCTATTTTTAATAACAGAATAATTTAAATTTTTTTGTTGATTTTTTAAACAATATACTGGATGTTCTAATGTAATTTCTAATGGTTCTAATGAATGTGTATTATATATTTTTTTTATATATCCTTGATAAGGATGTTCTAATATATTTTGAATAATCTCTGGACCTTTTGTTGTAAATATACAAGTTTTATTTAATTCACAATATTGTATTTCTTTAGGACCTTCAGTTGTGTATATAATGGTTTCCGGTTTAACACATTGATCAACATACCTAGCAGTATCATTAAATACTCTTAACATAGGAACTAATCCATTAGATATACCATTAGTACCTTTAATCATAGAACCAGCTGCTCTAATATTATGACAATGTAATCCAATACCACCTGCATGTTTAGATATAAGTGCACAATCTTTAAGAGTATCAAATATACCTGAAATAGAATCATCTTTCATAGCTAATAAAAAACATGATGCTAATTGTTCATTATTAGTTCCAGAATTAAATAATGTAGGTGTAGCATGAATAAAATATTTATTAGATATCATATTATATGTTTCAAATGCTTTATCTAAATTATGTCTATGAATACATAATGCTACTCTCATAAATAAATATTGTGGTGTTTCAATAATAATTTTATTTTTTTTTAATAAATAACTTTTCTCTAATGTTTTAAAACCAAAAAAATCTAATTTATAATCATTTAATTGATTAATTTTACTATCAATTAAATCTTTATTATACATTACTAAATCATATAAATATCTATGAATAATAGGATGATGATCATTATCAACATAATTATTATATAAAATATCTATACTATCAGAGAATTTACCTGGACATCCTTTTTGATGATTAGATATACAAATTCTACTTGATAATAAAGCATAATCAGGATGAGTTGTGTATAAAGCAATAGATATTTCTGATGATAATTTATCTAAATCAGATGTTTTTACATCATTATATATTTCAGAACATACTTTTTGCGCTATAATTGTTGAATCAATATTTAATTTTTTGGTAAATTCTTCACCAATACATAATAGTTTAATACGATTTAAAATCTTATCAAATGATACGTCTTCATATTCACCATTTCTTTTTTGAACACGCATATTATTATTCATATTATAATACAAATATATTTTTAAATAGAATTTTATATTCAATATAAATTTGAAATTATATTTAATTATTTTTTATAAAAATTAATAATGTTTTTAGAAGAATATCTGAAGAAAAGATTATCACATATAAATATAAGTTTATATATTAAAATCCAAAATTTAGAATTATTGAAATATATTGCTAAAAAAGAAAAAATAGATTATAAAGAATTATGTAAAAAATATATTAAATAAATTTATTTATTATTATTACCTTTAAGAAATGAATTTATTTTATTATCACCTTCTAACTTACGAATTTCACTAGTAATTTTAGAAACGAATGGTGCCATAGAAATTAAAGCTTGGATGAACGATACCAATATTAAGATTAGGATACTCTCTAATCCTCTACACCGTTTACACATAGAATATACAAATGTTGATAATAATACAGCATGAATAGTTAACATTAAATATCTAAATAATATTTGATTTCTTGTTAATCCTACGTTTTTATATTCATTATATGCTAAGAAGTTGAGAACAGTAGTAATTATAATGAAAAAGATAATAATCCAACATACAACACCAGGACCTCTAACTTTAACACCATCTTCTACCCAACAATGATCACTTAATCCCATATGTTCAAATAAATTATATTTATCAAATGGACCATCTAGTTTTTTATCAATAGATTTACTAATCGCTCGATTTGCTTTACTAACTTTTTTTGCTACGGATGACATTAATATTTATATATTAATATATAAAAAAAAATCAATTATTTAGGTATTTTATTTAGTCTAACCCAAACATTACACATCCATTTTATCCCATTTTTTGGAGGTAATCCAGCATGCTTGGAATTTTCTAATTTATCTATATTATTTTCATCTAAATTAAAAAATAATGCGGCTTTACCCTTTTCAGGTGTAATTTTTTGATTTCTTAATGGAAAATATGTTTCACCTTCTTCAAAATCATCATTTAAATATAATAAAAATGTAGCATATCTATTACCACCTTTCTTTAAAAAATCTGAACATTTACCTTCTTCCCAACATGCATCCCAATGTTCTTTATACAATTGTCCCGGATGATATCTAACTACTTGTAATTGCTCGAAATGATCCTTATCTATACCTATAATATTTGATAATTTATCATAAATATCTTGAACAACAGGATATTTATCTGGTAAAAATGTATTATGACTTGTCCTTACATTATTCATATGGATATTCTTCCCACCAGGACCAATTACAGGTGATGGTTTTACTAATGGTTCCGCTAATTTAATTATTTCACTTATTTGTTCATCTGTAATAATATTTCTATATTCATATATCTTATTTATATTAAATTTATCATTACTATATATGTAATCTAATATGAAATAAAATATTAATAAAAAAAATATAATTAATAATAAATATTTATACATTATATATATAATAAGACAAATTAATTTATAATATTAATATATATGTGGATTAATATATTATTATTAATATTATTCATAATAGTATTATTATTTAATATTAATATTATAGAAGGACAAGAAGATGATATACTAATAAATAGTGATAAATTAAAACATACATATACTATAAATAATTTATATAATACAGCTATTAATTATATAAAAAATATAAATATAAATAAATTAACAAATACAAATTTAAATAAATCTATGTTAAAATATAATAATAAATGTTCTGATAATGAATCAATATTAATTTCTAAAAATATATATGATAATTATATAAAAGATACTATAAAACCTGAAAAAAATTATATAAATGAAAAATTAAATAGTTATTTAAATAATTTTAATATTGATATAAAAGATATACCAATAAATAATGAATTAAGTGATGATGATCATTATAAAAAAAATTCACCACCATTATGTAGTATGGTTGATAAATTATATGATTCAGATAAATTATCAGATTCTTTAACTAAAGAATTAACAGATAAATATGGTGAATGTATAATTAAAAATAATAAACCAGGATTTCAAAATTTATGTAGAAAATCATGTTCAGATAAATATAATGAATTAAAACCTTGTTCAATTTATAATGATATTTCAAATGAATGTAAAAGAGAAAATACTTTTATATTTAAAAATGGATTATATTATAATTGTTTAAGTAATAATGATAATACTTTCACAGAAGAAATATGTAAACCTATTAATAATATTTGTAATGAAGAAAAAAGAACTGTAGGTCTTGGTAAAAACTGTTCATATTATAATAAAATGGAAAATCCATTAGGTTCTTGTGAATCTTATTATATGAAAGAAAATGGTAATTATTATAATTGTATAGAAACTGAAAACGGTTGTAATAAAACTGATAATCAAAATAATCAAAAAATGTGTGTTTATAAAGATAAATTAATGAATTATGATAATTGTTATTAAGATTTAACTTTTCTTAAAATATGTGTAATTTTCACAGATCTATTATTTAAAATATTATCCATACATGAATCTATTTTATCAGATTGTTCACCCAGAACTTTCTCTAATTCAATTCTAATATAATTTTTATTTAATGTAGATTTTGTTTTTCTTTCTGAACATTTTAATTTACCATTCTCTGTATTTAAATCTGTTATATTATGTTCAACCATAAATTTAGTAATTTGTGGCATTAATTCTTTTTTTACTTTTTTTATATCTTTTATTTGATTTTCTAAATCAGTTACTTGTTTATCTATTGCTAACCAATGCTTTACTTTTTCTTTAAAATATATAAGTTCATTCTGAGGGATTTCAGAAGGCACTATCGGTGTATTATTTAAACCATCTGGTTGATTTTCCATATTAATATTCATTATATTATTACTTTTAAATTATTTTATTTTTATAACCTCTTAAATTTATTTATCCAAATAATATCCTAATCCTTTATCACCTTTCTTAAATATATATCCTTTTTTTACTCCTACAAATCCATCTGCTTTAATAAATTCATCATTAATTTTTACACTTAAATTCTTCTTATCATTCTTTAAATTATCATTTATATCATCTATATTTTTAGATTTCATATAATATGTATATCCAAAATATCCAATACCAACTATTAATAATAAAATAATATATGGTAAATATTCATAATATTCTTCTGACATTTATATTAAATAAAATATTATAATTTATATAAAAAAAACTTATTATATATTTATTTATGTATTTAACATACTCAAGGGCAACCTGAATCTACCTGTATATAGAACAGCATACATTACAGTTCCGCGTGTCGCATAGATACATACGAGCATGTCAGTGAGGCACACATTCTTTCCGCCAAGGCGTATGTAATGGTTCCCTTTGCCATTTTAATGGCAATAGTGGTCTGGTGGAGTCGGCATGTTCATTTGAGTAAATGATATATTCTCCTATCTTACTCATTTCTCTCAGAAGGGTGTATTGACGCTGGCGCTGGTTAAATTCAGCCCGACGAAGATAAGTTACACGATCGGTAATCTGCTGAAGACATCCAAAAGGAATGTCATTCATAGAAGACATTTATAAGTTTACTTGTAATTTTAATAACCCTCGTGTATAATTATACTTCATCCTAATCTAAATATATAATCAAATTTATAATTTACCATTGTAAATCTCCAGAAAAGAATTCATTTAATAAATTATCATAATATTTTTTAACATCATTTGATATATGAATATCATCTTCTTTAGAATATAAATCAAATTGATTAAATTCTAAAACATTTTTTAAAGTATCATAATCTTTATAATTCATAAACTGTGAATATTCAGATTCTGTATGCCATGGATAAAATGAATGATATCTAATTATATCCCAATACTTCTCAGATAATTTATGTTTATCTTTATTTTGTTTTAATACTTGATATAAATATTCATCATGTCCATATGATAAATATAAATTATCTAATCCACAACCTTCTTTATAAATACCATTTAAAGTATTATTTTTATCTGAATGTTCTTTTATAAAATCATAATAAACAATAGATTTAGGTAATTTACAACCAACTACAAATGTATCTCCAACAACAGCATAATCAGGTTCATCGAATGTAAATAATACTTTACCTAAATCATGTATTAATCCTATAATTTGATATTCTTTATTATCAGGATACATTTTTCTAATTCTTTCAGCTGTTTGGTAAGCATGAATAGAATTAGGTTCATCTAAATCAGGATCAGACGGATCTACAAATGAATCCATTAATGATAATGCTTTATTCATAGTCATTTTTACATTATCTAATTTATCATATTTTCTTTTCATCATTAAAACAAATTTTAAATCTTGATTTTGATACATTCTTTTATAAAATTCACATTGTTTGGAATCAATATCATAAGTTCTCAAAGTTTCTGCCATTATATATTATTTTAATAAAAAATTAATTTAAATATTATTTTATTTTAATTAATATAAAATGAATAATTTAGAAAAAAATGATAAAGAAGTTTTTAATATTATTCAAAATGAATATACTAGACAATTACAAGGTATCGAATTAATAGCAAGTGAAAACTTTGTATCTGAAAATGTATTGGAAGTATTGGGATCTATTATGACAAATAAATATTCTGAAGGACAACCAGGTGCAAGATATTATGGTGGAAATGAACATATTGATGAAATGGAATTATTATGTAAGAAAAGAGCATTGGAATTATTTAAATTAGATGATAATGAATGGTCTGTAAATGTCCAACCATATTCAGGTTCACCTGCTAATTTTGCTGTTTATACAGCACTATTAAATCCCCATGATAGAATAATGGGTTTAGATTTACCCAGTGGTGGTCATTTAACTCATGGATATTTTAATAATAAAAGAAAAGTTTCAGCAACTAGTATATATTTTGAATCTATGCCATATGTTGTATCTTCAGAAACAGGATTAATAGATTATGAAGATTTATATTATCGTGCTAGAATATTTAAACCTAAATTAATTATAGCTGGTGGATCAGCATATCCAAGAGATTGGGATTATGAAAAGTTTTCTATCATAGCAAAAGAAGTTGGCGCCTATTTAATGACAGATATGGCACATATATCTGGATTAGTTGCTACAGGTAATGCTAATAATCCATTTGAATATTCTGATGTAGTTACAACTACTACACATAAATCTTTAAGAGGTCCTAGATCAGGTATGATATTTTGTAAAAAAGAATATACAGATAAAATAGATTTTGCTGTATTTCCATCATTACAAGGTGGTCCTCATAATAATGTTATATCAGCATTAGCAGTAGCACTTAAAGAAGCAAATACTATTGAATTTAATGAATATATAATTAGAGTAAAAAATAATGCTAAAAAATTAGGTAATAATTTAATTAATTTAGGATATAAATTACAAACAGATGGAACTGATAATCATTTAATATTAATGAATTTAAGAGATAAAAATATCACAGGAAGTAAAGTTGAATATATATTAGAAAAAATAGGTATATCTGTTAATAAAAATTCTATTAAAGATGATAAATCAGCTATATCCCCTAGTGGTATAAGAATAGGATTATGTGCCATGACTAGTAGAGGATTATTAGAGGATGATTGTGATATATTATCAGATTTAATTCATAGATGTATTCAGATAGTTTTAAAATGTAAATGTAAAAAATTAGTTGATTTTAAAACTGAATTATTAGATTATTTAGATGAAATAAATATATTAAAATATGAAGTAATAGAATTCACAAGTAAATTTAAATATTTATGTAAAGTTTAAATTAAATAAATAAAATAATTAAATTATAAAAATGATTAATTTAAAAGATATAGCAAATTTTGTTTCACTGATAGGCACAGGATGTGGATTATTTTCAAGAGTTCCACAAGTTATAAAAACATATAAATCTAAATCAGCAAATGATTTATCTAGTAAAACAATGTTTATAAATATATTCGCAAATAGTTGTTTTTTATTTTATATGGTTGTAAATCAAGAATATTTTATAATGTTTAATTGTATTTCAGTAATTACATTAGAAGGATCTTTAGTATATATGAAACATAAATTTAAACATATGAAAAAAACATCATCGCAAAAAAGTTTAGTTGATTTAGTAAATGATGATGATGAAATTTAAAGTTTATATAATAAAATATTATAAAATATATATATGAAATATGGTAAATTATTGAAACAAATTCAAGAGAAACATTTACATTATATTGATTATAATTATCTTAAAAAACAAATATATAATAAAGATTTCTTAAATATATTAAAAAATAATATTAAATTTTTTGATTGTAACTATAAATTAAAAAAAGTATTTAATAAAGAAATTTATAATTATTTAATTATAAATTATTTATCTATTCATAAAATTATAAAAAAATATAATAAAAAAAATAATAAATCATATGAAATTAATTTAAATGAATATAAATTTTATAATGATATAATTAATCCATCATATATAGAAGATAAAATATGTAATGTTTGTTATGATCATGGATTTATTATAAAAACTGAATGTAATCACAATTTTTGTTTTAAATGTTTATTGAAATGTTCTAATCTAAATATTTCTTGTCCTATGTGTAGGAATATTACAATATTAGATCCAATATTAATTTATATTAATAATATAATAGATAATAAAGATAATAAATATTCTCCATTTGATAATAAATTATCTCTTGATATAATTAGTGATTTACATATTGATCAATGGTCAAAAAAATATAAAATTAAATATCCATATGGAGAAATAGTTGAAAAACCTATAAATATAAATAATAAATCAGATATATTAATTATAGCTGGAGACATATCAGATGATTTAGATTTATCATTAAATTATATTAATAATATATCTGAAAAATATGATAAAATATTATTTATAGATGGTAATCATGAACATGTTAATGCATATCCAGAATTATATGATATAAATTTTATTCATAAAAAAGTAAATGAATTAAATAATAATAAAATAATATATTTGCCAAATAATGAATATAAAATAAATGATAAAGTATTTATAGGATATTGTGGTTGGTGGGATTATAATAATAAATTAGATTTAGAAAATGGTAAAAAATATTTTAATAAATGGATACCTGAATTTACAGAAGAAGATAATATTTTATTTATGAATAATGTTTTAAATCAAGCTGAATATGAATATGATAAAATAATTAATTTATTAAAAAAATATGATAATGATGATTCTATAAAAGAAATAATATTAGTAACACATTCAGTTGGTCATAAATCATTTAAAGTTGTAAATAAATCAACTGATTATAATACAATGTTCAATAATATAAAATCTAATAAATTAAATAATTGGATATTTGGACATACTCATTATGATATAAATGATAAAATTAATAATATTAAATATATATGTAATCCAAGAGGTAGACCCAATGATTTTAATAGATTAAAATATGATATAAAAACTTTAATTATTCATTAAACCTATATCTTTTCTATAATAAATATCTTTATAATTTATTTTTATATTATTATAAATATTATTTATACAATTATTTATTGATTTATCAATTGAAACTAATGAAACAACTCTACCGCCATTTGTATAATATTTATCATTTATAAGTTTTACATTTGACCAATAAATATTATATTTTTTAATTTCATCATCTATATCTATTAATAAATATTTATTTGATCTATTATATGGATATTCTTTATGTGATAATACTAAACATACAGATGAATTATTTGTCCAGTTAATTATTGGTATTTCACCATTTACACAATCTATCATAATTTTATATAAATCTGAATTTAATAAACTAATTAATACTTGTGCTTCAGGATCACCAAAACGACAATTAAATTCTAAAAAATATATCCCTTCATTAGTTTTCATTAAACCAGCATATAATATTCCTATATAATTTAATTTTTTAACAACCTTTTTCATATGATTTTTTACAATAATTAATTCACCCTTATTAAGAATATTAACTGGTGCTACTGAACCCATACCACCAGTATTAGGACCTAAATTATTATTATTTCTTTTTTTATAATCATGTGATTGAGGCATTAAATATACATCTTTTCCATTACAAAATGCCATTAATGATATTTCTTTTCCTTCTAATCTTTTTTCAATTAATAATTCTCTAATATTTCTATTAAATTCATTTTTAAGATTTAAAATTTCCTTGTCATTATTTGGTATATAAACTCCCTTTCCACTGAATAATCCATCCTCTTTTATTACATAATCTAAATAATTATTTTTATCAAAAAAATCAAATGAATCTATTATATCATATTCTGCTGTTGGAATATTATTTTCATTCATAAACTTTTTTGAATAAAATTTTGATCCTTCTATTTTTGAAGCTAATTTAGATGGTCCAAAACATAATATATTTAATTCTTTTAAATAATCAGATATACCATTTACAAGATATGATTCATCACCTGGAACAACTAATTCTATTTTATTATTTATTAAAAAATATTTAAAATCTTCTGTAAATAATTCTATATCGATTAATTTAATATTATCTTTTATCATTCCATCATTACCTGGATATACATAAACTTCTGAAACATATTCAGATTTTAATAAATTAATTGATATAATATGTTCTCTAGCACCTTTTCCTAAAACTAAAACTTTTGACATTTATAATAATAGTTTTAAATATTAATTATTCATTAAACCTATCATTACAATTACAATAGAAGGTGATATATCTTTATTATTAGTTGAATTATACATAGATACATTACCACCTAATATAGGGATTTTAAAATATTTACATCTATTATTCATATTATTTAAATACATTATCACAATTTATAATATGTTTATCAGATTTAATAACTTTACCTAAATATATTAAATCTTCATTTAATAATTCATCACAACAAACATTTTTATCAAATATAATTACCATACCTATCCCACAATTATATGTATTAAACATATCTTCAATACTCATATCAGATTTATCATAAATCCATTTAAATACATCAGGAATATTACTGATTGTTATATTAAAATTTAAATCTTTATCTAATATTCTAGGGATATTGTCAATTAATCCACCACCAGTAATATGAGAAAATCCTTTAATATAATCAGAATATTTATTTTTTAATAAATTTAAATCATTTACATAAATTTTTGTAGGTTTAATTAATTCATTTAAATCATAATCATATTTTTCTAATAATTTATTTATTAATGAAAATCCATTTGAATGAACACCTGATGATTTTAAACCATATATTAAATCATCTTCTACAATATTTTTAGGATATATATCCTCTTCAATGATACCAACAGAAAATCCAGCTAAATCAAAAGTATTTTCTTTGTATAATAAAGGCATTTCAGCAGTTTCACCACCTAATAATATACATCCAGATTGTTTACATCCTTCATTTATACCTACAATAATTTCAGTACCTTTATCTAAATCTAATTTATTCATGGCATAATAATCTAAAAAAAATAATGGTTTAGCACCTTGACATATTATATCATTTATACACATAGCAACTAAATCAATACCAATTGTATCATATTTATTTAAAAATTTACATAATTCTAATTTAGAACCAACACCATCAGTTGAAGCAACTAATTTAATATCATTATATTCATATATTCCTGAAAATCCACCTATTTTATTATGATTACATACATTTTTAATAACATCTACAAAACTATTACCTTTCTCAATATCAACTCCTGAATTTTTATAATTCATTTAATAATTATTATTAATAAAACTTTATATGATTAATAAAATTTAATATCCATTATATTATTAACAATATAATCAGGATTAACAATATCAAAAACACCTTTTGTTGAGGATCCTGATAATACACCTACTGTTAAACAACCCGCACTTTTACCCTCTAATATATCTACACCTGTATCTCCAACTTTAACAATCCTACTTCTATCAAAAATATTATTACGATTCATTAACGCATGAATCATATGAGGATATGGCCTACCTCTTTGTACCTCAGAGGATGATATATAATCATCAATACAATTATTTAAATTAAATTTATTAATTAATAATTCTTGTATATCTTTATTATATCCTGTATTCAAAGCAACTTTCATACCAGCATTTCTTAAATCATTAAAATAATCTGGTAAACCAGGATGAATTAATGTTACACTTGGATCATTAATATAATTTTCTTTTAATTTTTCAGTAAATGTTTTATTCATATTATTTAATAATAATCTGGAACCTTTTTTATCTAAGTTTTTTTCTTTAACATAATGTTCCATTACTTCAACTTTATTAAATCCATGGAAAGTATCAATTTCAGATGTTTTTAAATCAGGATTAACACATTTAATTGTATCATATAATGTTTTATAAACTATTCCATTTTCTTGAATAGTTGTACCAGCCATATCACATATCAATAACTTCATGAAATTCTTTTTTAACATGGTTTATAATTAATATAATATTTAATATTTAAATATTTAATAATTCACTTTGATAATTATATTTATTTTTTAACATATTATTCATTAAAAATATTTCTCCTTGTTGTTCAACTATTAATTTT